CTATTACGCAATAAACTTTGCAAAAAATAAAAAATAATACATTTTTAATTGGAATATCCATAGATATTTATGAATGATTGAGGTCTAAGTTATGGCAAAATCTAAAAAGGAACAAACATTACCAATCGCAGAGCTTCTGCCCGAAGGATTAAGCGAAGCAGCTATCTCTGAAATTGCTAATTTAGTTAATACCGTCATCTCTGAGCAAGTAAATGAAAAAATTCATGAGCTTGAAGCTAAAGTTAAAGGCTTTATGCGTTTGAGAGTGGACGAATTGAAGGACCAAGCGATGAGGGAGCTTCGGGAGGAGAACAGCGTAGCGCGTAACGCCGCAATGTTTGAATCTGTAAAAACTCTTATGGCGTTGGAATTGGGTAAGGATGATGAGGAGAATGCTATTTCTAATCTAGTCCAAGAGCAGAAAGAGTTTGAGCAAGAAGTAACCATCTTAACAGAAGAACTAAAGAAATCCTTTAGTGAGACTGATAAGTTGGAAACGGTTGTAAAAAATCTTTCAACGAAAGTGGAACAGCTTGAAGGTGAGAAGACCACTCTTCTGGAGGCAGTCGATGTTTTAGAGGAATCCAGAGAGAGGCCGTTCAAATCTTCAGAAAAAGCTTTAGTTATCGCGGAAGATGTTGACAAGCCCGTCGATACGTCAGATGAAGATCTTTTGTCAAATACTTTTTTAACTCCCGAAGTCATGAAGTTCATGCCTTCTAACTCCGATATTAAGTAAAGGAAAATACTATGTTACAGGATAATTCAGAAATCCTCACGAAGTGGAATCCGGTACTTGAAGGAATTGACAATGAGTATACCCGTAAGGTTACTGCTCAACTCCTGGAGAATCAAGCAAAATCCATTCTGGCGGAGAGCCAGGACCGGGTTGATGAGGCAGATGCCCCAACAACCGTCGGTAAGCTTGGTACATTCCAGAAATTTGCTTTCCCTCTCGTGCGTAGAGTATATCCACAGTTAATTGCCAACAACATTGTTGGCGTGCAGCCTATGGGTGGCCCTGTTTCTCAGATCTTCTATCTGGGCAACGACCGTCACTCTGGCTCTACAGGCCGTACCGAAACGGTTTATAGCAAGTACCGCTTGACCTATGCTGGGCAAGTTGCTAGTGCAGTCTTTAATAACGCAGGTGTTCCTGCTGCTAATGTTACTGCTACTGGAAACGATGTTTTCTTTAGTTCAATTCTAGGTAATGCTTCTGGTTCACCATCGACTACTATGGGTGGTCGGATTGCTTCATGGCCTGACACTTCTACCATTTTGGGGTACAGCGTTTCGGCTGGTGAAGGTCTTAGTGGTGACGAGATTGCTGAGATCAACCTGCACATTGAGCAGCAGCCAGTTGTGGCTCGTACCCGCAAGATGAGAGCCCTCTGGACTTTAGAGGCCGCTCAAGATCTTCGGGCTTACCATAACTTAGATCTGGAAAGTGAGCTTACTGATCTGCTTTCTAAGGAATTAACCTTAGAAATTGACCGTGAGTTGGTGGAAGATCTGCGTATGATCGCTTATGATCCATCAGGTCTGACGGGTTGGAACCGTAGTGCCATTGATATTGGTAACTCTAATGACTTCCCCTCAACTGGAAGTCTGCACACACCAGAAACTGGCAAGGGTGTAGAAGGGTTTACCCCTGGTTCTTACTTGTATGATTTTGCTAACAACAATGCATTCAATCCTTCGGGAACGAATAGCAATGTTTACCTGTTGGACCTCTCTGGTCAATTCATCAGGTCCACCAACCCGTTTGCTCCGCAACATGTTGGTCATGTCTACGCCAACCTCTTGGCGATGCTTAACTTTGCTTCCCAGGACATCTATCGGACCACGTTCCGTGGACCGGGTACTTGGATTGTGACATCCCCCATTGTTGGGTCCATGTTAGAGTCAGCGGCGAAGTTAGAGGGCGGTATGCCTCAAGGGTCGGGTCCTACCAATATTACTGCGAATTCAATTCAGTATAAGGGTAAATTGGCAGGCAAGTACGACATGTACATTGATCCTATGTATCCTGAGGATGAGATTATGGTTGGGTATAAGGGTGCTGGTCCTATGGATGCGGGCTTTGTATACTCACCGTACATTCCACTTCAGCAACTCCCAACTATTACGGATCCTTCGACCTTCCAGCCCCGGAAGGGAATTCTGACTCGTTACGGTAAAGCTGCCGTCACGCCTGAGTCACGATTCTATCGGATTATCCGACTAGTCGGTGCAACTGCTGATTACATGTTCCAGCCTGGGTACAAAGCTACTCAGAGTGGTGGAGTGAACAAAGTTAATCAAAGTTAATCTAGGAGCCTAGGCTCCACAGGTACCGGGATCTAACCTACATAAAGGTTAATCTCACAGAAAAGAAAGGGAGGAGATTTAAATGTCTCCTGCCCTTTCTTTTTGCCTATATATTAGTAGGAAATTATTTCTATGAAGTATAGATATACGGGGAAAATTCCTTTAGTAACGTTATTAGGAGATGATCTAATTAGGATTGTAGAAGGTCAAGTTTTGGATTTAGATGGTCCTTTATCCCCTGATTTTGTGGCTGTAAGTCCCCCAAAAGTACCTCCTTCTAAACCTAAGAAACCTAAGACAAAGAAAGGGGTTACACCCTCTTCTTCTACAAATATATCGCATGGTGTAAGCGATGCCTCTTAAACCTAACTTAGCTTCATGGGGAAATAGTTTTACCGCGTATGGTGGTAAAGAAGTGTCCCAAGGGAATCCCCTCGGGGAAATTGATCGTGATAAATTAAATGCCACGACTGTTGTAGATGGGGTAGAGTTTACTCACTTTGAAGAAACCTTAAAAGACTATATCATGGCTCGGTTAGGGCACCCTGTAGTCCGTGTAGAGCTAACGCCTTTTCAAATTAAAACTTGTATGGATGAAGCAGTAGGTACGATGTATAATCATGCCCCTCTTTTTGCTACTCAGTTTGCAACCTTTGAAGCATCGGCGGGTATTTCTACATACGAGTTACCCAGTTACATTCTTGACACCTTGGACTATGTGGTTTATAAGAAAACATTGCTTTCAATTCAGCAAGCCGCAGGCACTCTAGAATTTGACTTTTTTATTAAATACTTTCAAGACAACTACCTCTTCGAAAATTTTGGAGTTGGGGATTTTTATCTCTTACAACAAAATTTAGAGATGACAAGAAAAATTCTAGGGCAGGAGGGGTCTTTTACTGTGTTAGATAATAAGTATCTTCATATCAATCCTAGACCAGTTATTACTCCCCAGGTTGTTATTGTAGTTTATCGTGCATTAAACTCTAACACCCTCCATCCTGCTTACCGTAACTGGATTCAACAGTATGCTTTAGCGGGCGCTAAAGGGATTCTAGGAGAAATTAGAGGGAAGTTTGCCACTGTTCCTTCCCCTGGTGGGGGCGCTAAATTAAATGGGGAGTCTCTTATCAGGGAAAGTGAGAAAGAAAAAGATCTCCTTCTTAAACGATTGCTAGATGAGTTTGAAGAACCTCCTCGGTTCTCGGTCTACTAATGAATAATCGTAACTACAAAGTTAATGTAGCTCCTCCTCCCATTCCTCAACTAGAGGATTCTACAGGGGAGTTAAACTTTTTTGATCCAGAGAACCCTGATATCAATTTATTCAATTTAATAGATGATGAAATGATAAAAATTTCCGGATCTGAGCTTTTATACTTTCCTTATATGCGAGGGGAAAGCGAGTTTGATGAAGTTTATATGGAAGAAAGGAACAAGCCTATAGCCAAAGAACCCGTGGTTGTATATGGGCATTATGAACCCCGTGTATTAGAGGAAAATTTGGGTCAATTTGGTATTGAGCTAAGCAACGATCAGCTATTTATCTTTAATAAGAGCTATATTGAACAACGAATTAGAGGGCATGTTAAATCAGGGGATGTTATCCAACCCCGCTTTCAGAATATGAGGTACGAAATTTTTGAGGTTCAAGAAGATAGCTTTGAAATTTATGGTGTGTACCATTTAGTTTGTGCTGCTAGACTACTCAGGGATTCGGATGATGTTCAGGATGTTCCTCTTACGGAGACGAGTCGAAATTTACCTCGCCCTGTGAAGATAAACGATTTGGAGGAGAGTTATGACGAGCTTTAAACGCTTTAATCAATTAGCTAGTACTCCTTCTGGTGCGTTCCCGGACTTACCGCGTTCCGAAGATCCTCGCGTTTGGGCGCGTCGTAAGATTAATGAGAGGCTAACGAAGAGTAATATAATTCCTTTCTTTTATAAAGAGTCTTTGAGGTTTATGATATCTAAGCTTGGGGGCCTATCCTATATTAGCTCTGATCAAAAGGTTGTCGATGTACAGTGTGTACATGCTAATCCTGAAAGAACTGTGGCTAAACTTAAACAGGAAAATAACATTATATTACCCATTATCTCTATCAATCAAAATATTTCGGATAATGATGAGGATAGACGAAGATTGGATACATCTTTAGTTTTAGATACATGGTGGAGTGAGGAGAGAAAACGTGCATACAGGGTTATAAGCGCCGCTCCTCGTGCTGTGAATATAGAGTATGGAATTAATGTCTGGGCTAAGTATAAGAATAATTTAGATCAATTAGCCGAGCAAATTCGCTTGATGTTTAACCCTCAGTTAGTTGTAACTAATTCCTACACTACTGTAGCCAACGCCTATCTGGGGGCCGAGTCCGACAATTCTACCATAGATACTCCTGACCGCGAGGAGAGAATAATAAGGCGTAGCTTCGGTGTATCTCTTGAAGCCTATGTTCCCTCTCCTAAATTTTTAATAACTTCTACGGGCGAAATTCAGGAATTTAATTCAGAGACAGAAATCTATTAAAAAAATTAAGCAAAAACCTTCTGAAGTATAGTAAATATCTAAGGAGCAAATGATTATGAAGATTATCACCAATACTAGCCTGCAAAGTTGGAACCTTCCTGTCAGAACAGGTAAAGGTGTGCGACACATTTACCTCCAGCCTAATGAATCTATCCAAGTTCCTGCTTCATTCATAACGGACCATGTAATTAGATTCCACGAGCGCCAATTAATTAGTATTAGGAATATATAGGAGAACTTAAATGCCAAATTTTGTAAGCCCAGGTGTATATGTTGTTGAGAAAGATATCTCCGAGTATCCACCCACATTAAATTCATCGGTGGTGGCGATTGTAGGGTTCGCTGGTCGGGGCCCTATTGCTGGCTTAAACCAAAAGAAAGCTACTCTAGTGACGAGCCCACAGGATTTGGTAAGAACCTTTGGGGAACCAGGGGAGGCAATTAAAGGCCAAGCTCTTGAAGGATCTCTTGAAATATTAGAATCCACCAATGAGCTTCGATTTATCCGCTGTGCTTCAGGAGCAACCCATGCTTCGTCCAACGTGACAATAGGGGCATGTCCGGCTATTTATCTGAGCGGTGCCCCAAGCGGGATGGCTGCTATCGGAACTGCTGATAGTAATGTATCCAGTGTGCGGTTCCATGTGAGTGCTTACGATAACAACATTAACTTGATGCATACTAAGACTTATGTTGTAGCTTCTAGTACTTTGAGTAAAACGGTGGCTCAAGGAGGCACTACAGTCCAGGCTTTAAAGAAAGTATTTGGTGGTCAATTAGATGCGGATAAAGTAGGAATATTTAGTGATACCAGTGGCACTGAGGCGTCTGCTTTTCTCGTAGGAGCAGCCGCAGGTGGGGGCGCTAAGATAGAATGCAACTCTGAAGTTTTAAATAATGCTGGGTCATGGGTGCCAATTGCAACGATGGTGGCCCTTAATAGCGATGGAGGTCTACCCTCGGAAACCGGAAGCGTAGGAGCCACCGCATCGGGCACGAGTGTAGAAACATCTTCGGCAGCATATCAAGTTAATAGTTTATACCCAGGGGCCGGTTATAATGCTGGAACGAAAGCGGATGGCACCACCAGTGGTGTGTCCTTTGAAGTAGATGTTAATGGCGGAAAGACTTCAATGAACACGGTTAATGACCTTGGTACAGCGGATGAAGAGTTTGAAGCTGGCATGGTTTCATCTTCTTTCCTGGAGGATTCTTTGGGTACTACGTTTGCCAAGCGTACTTCGGAACTGGTGACTGCTAATTTTGTTACCGGAACTTATAATGATATAACTCCTACAGCATTAACCTCCTTTGAGAAGCAAATAAATGCTCTTCTTGGAATTACTCCGAATGGTCGTAGTCCATCTACTACTGTACAAAAGGCGGTAAATCCCCGTTTTATTAAGCTAGTTCAAGGTACATACAATCTGGCTAACGGTGATAATGGCATACCAACTAGCGATGCTGAAGTTGCTGACACCGTAATAGGTGAAGTGAGATCAGATGGCGGTAGGACGGGTATTGAGGCGTTGGATGATGATGCCCTTAACATCTCAGTAGCTTTAGCCCCTGGAACTGGTGTGGGTGATTTGCAAGCGGTAGTTAATGCCCTTATTTCTAAAGCGGAATCTACTCAAAATTTCTTGGCCTTGGTATCCCCACCTTATGCGGTGGGCAAAACCTCGGACGCTATTGACTGGAGTAATGGATTTGCTACTAGTCGAGATTCAGCAATCAATAGTTCCTATGGCGCTATTTACTGGCCGTGGCTTAAAGTGTTCCAAGTTTTTGACGGAAAGGATCGCTGGTTAGCTCCTGAGATTTATGCGGCTCGTCAAATCGCTGTGACGGACAATGTATCGGATCCTTGGTTTGCTCCCGCTGGTTTCCAACGAGGACGCCTTACGAAGCCTACGGATGTTGAGGTTACTCTCAACTTAGGGGATAGAAATTCCTTGTATGCGGGGGGTAATGCGATTAACCCCATTGTTAATTTCCCTCAACGTGGGATTGCCATCTTTGGTCAGCGCACATCACAGAGAGAGCCTACCGCGTTAGATAGAGTGAACATTAGAAGGTTGATGATCTTTATTAGAAAGCAAATTCTAGCCTCCACACAATCGTTGGTGTTTGAGCCTAACGATAGATTTACTTGGGAAAGGGTCGAACAATTGATTAATCCCATGCTGAACGACATTGCTAACCGTCGCGGGATTACTGAGTTCCGGGTGGTTTGTGACGAAAGCATTAATACGCCTGTGCGAGTGGATAGAAATGAAATGTGGTGCAAAGTGCTAATTAAGCCCACAAAGACCGCAGAGATTGTTGTCTTCGAACTCAATCTTACTAACCAATCCGCACAACTAGGATAACATATAGGAGAAATATATAAATGGCAACCACCGAATCATATTACCAGGATCCTGCTCAAATGAGAACAGGTCTTGGGGATAAACTCCCAGTAATATCACAAGGTCTTGATTCAATTAGGGCTTATCAGTTTGAGATTCATTTTGAGTTCCCTTCAGATCTTACTGAACCTAACCAGGATAAATTAACATTAGCGGCGAAACAAGTTCAACCAGTGGGCTTTGCTACAGAGGCCATAGAGGTCAATCGTGTTAATGACAAAGTCTTCTACCCAGGCAAAGCTACTCCTGAGTCCTTGTCCGTTACTTTTGATAACTTGTATCAACCTGATGTATCCAACATGCTATGGCGATGGTTTGCAAGTATTTACAATCCTACCACAGGCCAATTCAATGGGAATGGAGGTCCGATCAAAGCTAACATGGCTACTATTACTCAACTGGATGCCCAAGGTCAACCTCTGAATGATACTAGACTCTTTGGAGTTTACCCTGAAAGTTGGAAGACAGCGGAATTTAACTACAGCACTAACGAATTTCACACCATCGAAGTTATCTTTAAGTATGATTTCATGGAACAAGATGCGGCTACCACTAAGGTTCCTTCTACTACCAATATTTAATCTTCACATAATTATATGAGTGAAAAAGCCCAGCCTAGGTAACACTGGGCTGGGCTTTTTCCTATAATAAAAAACTAATGGATTACTATTATGCACTTCTGGATAGTTATCAGCTTCTAAAGAGAAGAAAATTTAAGCTCTCTCTTAAAGAGCAGGAAGAGGAAGCCGTTGACCCTGAAGCTAAAGCCAAAGCGATATCTGCTTTTAGTAGTCCGGAACCGTTTGATAGTGGGCGGTATTCTACGGCTAATAGCGGGGGTCCCTTATATATATACAAAAAAGACCCTGCTAGCCCTACAACTACCGTTGTCGGAGGACCATTGGGGTCCCATAGCGGAGGTAGTGCTGCTACCTTTGATGGACTTCCACCTAAAACACAATCTATTTTAATTAAGCATTTTGCCGAAGATGACCCTCAGGCAGGTGAACAAGCCGTACTATCTTCCCAAGCGCAACAATACGCAACTGACCTAGATAAGTTAATAAGTGGGACGGATACAA